AAGGAAGGCTCTAACGATACCAAGTACGAAGAAAGTTTTACCAGTAGCGGACTCTCCTGCAAATGCAGTAATTTTATTATCAGGTACGCCGCCATAGATGCTGCCAGAGAGAAGAGCGTTGAGAATATAGCTGCCAGTATCAATACAACCAGAATACTCAGCACTACCACCGCCGTCACTGGCCAAATAAGTGTCCTCATCACCAATCTCCTTAATCAAACTCTTTAAAAAACTCATGTCATCTTCCTTATCTTGTTTTTGTCAATAGTAACTTTACTGCGGCTTGCCTTGCCAGTTAGCTCTTGTAGCTTTTTGAACCTTCTCTCAGCAGCAAGATCTCTATTCACTTCTATATTTGCAGCCCGTGTGTTGTTCATCTTACTAATCCTACCTTGTCGTATTATACCCATATTGGCTGCAATAAGCAACAGCACAGCCAGAGGATCAAATACAGTCACAATCATTATAATAACCCAGCGGACCGTCTTCTCCAAAAACGAATCATCAGCCCTATCAATAAAAAGTTCTGCGATGTACTTGATTGGACCGACCTCTTTCTCGACTTTTTTGACTTGCGAAACCAGTGGGGATCTCTCAGCACTAAGCCTCCCAACCTCTTTTTGTAGAGTAGAAATTTCTTCCATGAGGCGGCTACGCTCTTTCTGTTGTGATTTTCTAATTTGGAGCGAGCGTTCCGCCCCCTTAGAATCCGTCGAGCGTGACATGACCTGGTCAACTGCCTCGTCAAACTGTTTAAGAAGTTTACGGTTAGCCTCGATGTTTTCATTTAGATTCTTGATCCTTTCATCATACACTGCAACCTGAGCCGCAATATCACCAACAGATGAGGTTTGTTCAATATGAGCTTTGGAAAGATACCCAAACGTACCCATTGATGTGATCATCATTAGAATAGCAACAGCCGCTACGAGATAGTATCTGATGAACGCAGGAGCTACATTCCAATTACGAAATGCCCATGAAGCAGCAACAACCTTAGCAGCCTCGAGCATTGATCCCATAATAATAACAGGCCAATATGAAGCTGCAAAGATTGCAGTGAGTCCAAGTATAGAAAAGTAAGCTGCTACAGAAGAGAGACCTACAGCAACAACTAAAGCAAGATAGTTAATCATTGTTTACTAGTTTATCCACCTTATCAATGAATGCTTTCATTTTCTTGGTTCTTTCTGGCCAGTAGATGTATTCTTTATCATCATCTTTAGCAAGATTGAGTAGCAGTGGCATAATTAGTTTATAAAGAGTTTCCAGTTTATCTTTATATTCTTTGGAAGTCAACGATAACTCTTGTTCTTTTTGTTGGACTTGCTGTTGAAGCTGACGCTCCATTGATTTGAGTTCATCTTCACTTACAGCTGAAAATCCAAAGTCAGTGTACGCGTCGTCTAAGTCTATAGTAATCTTAGCCATTGTTTTCCTATTCGAAGAATTGTTCTAGGGTTGCTCTACGTTCTGTTATATGCCATCCAATAGCATCTAATATACCTTTGATTGGATCGAGGAATGATTTCTCAAACTGAAGATCATAATCAATGTAAGGTTCTATACTAAACTCTTTTGGTAAAGTGCTTGGGCAAGATATAACAGTGTCTCTTGCTGGGTTCGGTGCTTTTAGATATATGAACTTGATCTTATCACCATCTTTAATGGTTTGATATTTAGTTTCAAGTTTCTTTTCTTTAAGAAGGCTATTGTATATCAACGATCCCTTGACGTGAATAGGAGTTGATTTCCTATAGATCGATGCGCTGTCTTTGTACTTGTTAAGGTCCTTAACTGAACGTGGGAAAGCAATATCTTCAAAAGGTAAAAGCATATACTCATGTTTAAAGTCACTAACAAACTTATGAATGGCTTTCTCATCATGATTCATAATCACATCAAGAGCATTCTTAAAGTTCCTTCTGCAAACAGAAGGAGTAGAAGATCGAACCGCTTCAATACCTTGCATCTTTAACTTTGGTTGAGTATATGAAACACCCTCATTGTTAAACACATTGAGGATGTAGTGTTTCTTTCCAGTCCATATACCCTTGTTAGCAATAGCCTCTCGCTTCATCACCATCTTCTGTTTCATGACCATCATGTACTCACCAAGGTCATTGAAGGTGTTGTCAATGAACGGTTGTAGTTTCTTTTCACAAACATCATCAAGGAACTTTACAACCTTATTCACATCAGCATCTTTATCAAATACTTGATCCACTAGTCGCTGAAGACGGATGTACATAGAGTCAGTATCACAAGCAATCACATAGTCTTCGTTATCTGTTTTAAACAGCTTGTTAAGATATTGATTGATATTCTTTTCCATCCAACGAATAGACAACTGACCAGATGTTGTGATTGCTTCTGCTAGATCACGTTGATACCATCTGAAGAAAACATTACCAAGAGCACCATAGGCAGAGTTCAGCTGAATCTTCTTTGCCATCTGCATGTTGTTACATCTTGCGATCTCATTTTCAAGCTCACGAGTAGGTGTCTGCTCATACTTCTTCTTTGCTTCAATCATTCGCTTCTTCCAAGCAGAACGATCATTATACATGGTCTCCATCAGCTCAGCTAAGAAGCCAACTCTATCTTTTGTAAATAGAGCACCCTTGGGTGTAATTGTATAGTTCTTTTCTCTGAGCTTAGATTCAAGATTAGATCCAATAGCCTTATCAAGCATACGCTCAATGGAGATACCATCCTCCATGTCTATGAATGTATCCGGACTAATGTTGTACTGCATAATCAAGTGAGGGTATAGACTGTTAAGGTCAAATGAACAAACCCATTCATGCATACCAACCTGTGGGTCTTTTACATACGCACCAACAATCGGACCAAGTCTTTTATCATCAGAAGCACGTTGATCAAGCTCTTCGCGTTCAATGTGAGGAACAACAATACCCCTGTCCATTAGATAGTTTGTAATAATAACATCCCATATACGGACAGTGGTAAATGTATCGTTGTAATTGACCTTGGCGTCATATGAGATAGCAAATACCTGCTCAATAAACTTTAACTTCTCTTCAAGTTTATCAACAAGGACAACGTCATGTATGTTATAGTCTACAAACTTCTCAAAGTTGTTTACATAGAACTCATGCATCGTCTCATATTCTGAGTAGTCAAGTTTCTTTTCACCAAGCTCGTACTCAGCAATATGATCCAGTTTATATGATTCTTGAGGAGTGTAAGAAAACTTCTTATACAGAGCAAGATAGTCGAGAACTGAAATACCTATCAGATCATATACCTTCGACGATCCTTCTCCACCAACCTGACGTTCACGAACAATCTTCCATGGAGATAATTTATCTGCTTCTTTCTTACCAAGCATGTTAGATATGCGTCTGTAGAGATATGGAATATCGAAGTACTCTACATTCCATCCAGTAACAACATCTGGCTTCCATTTATCAGAGTTCCATATCTGAAGAAACTTCTGAAGCAAATCAATCTCATTACGGCATTGCCAATATACAATGTCATTTGATTTAGGAGTATAGGGTCTTGTACCTAGTACAATTACCTTTCCTTTTTTCCTAAGAGATAGTGTAATTACCTCTTTATCGGCAAGCTCGTGGTTAGGGAAACCGTTGAGGGTTGATGTCTCAATATCAAGTGAAACAACATTGATACGATCTACATCATAAACTACCTCACCCTTGTAAAGATCGTAGATTGCTTGGTAGGTGAAGAGATTTGAGCCGTGTATCTCGAACCCACTCACGTTTGAGTAATTATCAATGAAGTCACGTGAGTTCTTGATACTTTCAAATTCAATCCGCTCAACAGATTTACCATTGAGTGTTTTGTAATTGGTTTTCTTGTTTGAGTTAACAAAGATGTATGGGTGATAAGGTGCCTTGAGCTCAAAGCGCTTATCCCCATCATATCCTCTCACAAAGACAGAATCACCAACAACATTTACGTTTGTATAGAAGCGCATGTACCCTCACTAAAACCATTATTATACAGATGGGTAATTATTTTATCAACGATCCTGTAGAAGCAATCTGGATACCAGATCCAAACATTTTATTATAATTGTTTAGAAGATCTACTGAAGGACCAAATGATGTTACAACATGCTCATGTCGAAAAATAAAGTCATCATCATCTGAGTATGGTGCAAAGGGATATAAAGAAATACCCACTCCTGTTTGTGTTGGTACTAATGATACAACACCTACTTTAGAGAGTTTGTAATCGTTGTGATGATTATTTTTTTTAACCAGTTCAAGCTCACCAATTAGTTCTTCACCATTGACAAGTCTTATTACTCGTACGCTCATATATTTCCTTAAAGAAAGGGGACATTGCGTCCCCTTATGTTAATAACGAAGGTGGGTGTGCTTTCTTTCAAGCTGTTTCATTCTGTGCTCAAGGTCACAGTGGTCAACAGATTGATTCAAGTACTGAAGTTCTGTTTTGGAAAATTGTGCTGAGCTTGGTTCATTAAACAGAAACTTCCTCGTCACTTCGAGAATGTTCTGAATAAATTCGCTCATTTTTCCTCCGTCAAGAACTCTTTGTTCCCATTTGAAGGTTTCTCATTGATTTCAATTTTCTTGGGCTTTTTATGCTCTGGAATAATACGCTCAAGGAAAATCTTTAACATTCCATTCAACATCTCAGCGTTTTGAATCTCGACTTGGTCGTCAAGAACAAATGTACGAGTGAATGCTCTATTAGCAATTCCTTTGAACAGGAAGTGCTCATTTTCACTATCATCTGATGCTTTGCCAGTAATAATTAATTTGTTATCGACAAACTCAAGTTCAATATCTTGCTTGGCAAAACCAGCAACTGCAAGCTCAATAGTATACTTACTATCGCTTACTTTCTTGATATTGTATGGAGGGTAGTTGGGAATGTTTTTTGTTACTTCATCATGTAGCTTTGCCATTTTGTTGAATTGCTCATCAAAACCAACAAAGAATTTGTCCATGTCTTTTGTTCCGTATTTGAAGCCAGGGCCGAAAGCAAAAGTGTTAGCGAGTGCGTCTACTAGATTAGTCATTGAAGACCTCCTATTAAGCAAGGTTAAATTAAGAATGCGTCCCCGAAGGCAACGCATCCCTATTTATACCTTATCTCCTATAGAAAGTCAACTTTTTATAGATTGAATATGTAAATTTGCTACAATAAACTCCTTTACAAGAGAACTGCGAACAATATCTTCAATACCAAATTCAACATTTCTGAATGATGGCATTTTGTTAACTACCTCTACGAAATCCTTGAGGCCTGATTGATCATGCTTCTTGCATAGATCGGTTTGTTTGAAATCACCACAGAATATAATCTTTGTGTTTTCTCCTACTCTAGTAATAATAGAACTGAGCTCTTGGAAATTCATGTTCTGACATTCGTCAACTATGATGACAGCGTTATCAATAGTGATGCCTCTAACAAACGAAGTAATCATAAACTCAATATTCTTCTGCTCCACCAACCTTTCATATGCTTGCTCAGTATCAAAAAGATCCTGGCAAATGGCTCTATAAGGTGCTACATAAACATCTGTCTTTTCTTTTTCATCTCCTGGTAGGTGACCAATTTCTCGGGAAGGAACTACAGATCTGACCAACACTACTTTCTGGTATGGGTTACTTCTATCCATAACCTCTTCCAGTGCTTTGTAAAGCGCAATAAACGTTTTACCAGTACCAGCTGCACCATGCAGCATAATTGCTTGTGCTCCTTGTTTGTATAGTTCAAAGAATTTAGATTGGTTTTTGGTGAGAGCATCAAAGACGTTTAAGTCATCGATTTTTAGTTTGAGTTTCCTTTTCGTTTGATCTGGAAATTGGTGGATGGAGGCTTCAGCAGTTCTTGCTTTGTGTTTCATGCGCTGTCCTTCTTGTTAGAGTTTAGAAAACAAAAAAGGCACACAGCCTAAGCTAGTGTGCCTTTCCTTACTACTGCAATACTTGTTTATAGTGCATGCAATAATCCTGTGATGTTTTTAGTATTTATAATCCAAGCACCCCTGACTTGAAGGTTAAACCCTTAGAAGGGCTAAAATCTTTTCTCAGATACTCAGCAATACACTCGAAACGGAACGCCTCATCTTCTTGACCCTTAGCTTTGAGGGTCTTCTCACAGTCTTCAATAAACGCAATGAGAGAGCGCAGAGATACGTTACAACCATCCTGCAAAGCTGCAGGTTTCATATTAGCTTTACGTTGGTACATGATATCCTCACAAAGGTTGGAATGATATTATACTATCGATCTTGAAAGAACGCCAAGCGTTTTTTTCAGCATCCCAAACCGCCATTACGTTGTTATTTTCAGTCTTCACTCGATCTGTCTTCTTTTCGTGTGGAACGATAATCGAGTCCTTCAGTGTACAAACCATATCCCGTACTGTGCCGTCCTGTTTCGTGAACGACACTTTGCACACGTTTGATTCCAGGAGTTTCTGTAGCTTTGTTCGATCCATTACTTCCATTTTTCCACCCCTCATAAAGTCCATAATCATACTGGTAAACCTTCACACCAGACTCACTTAACATTGTATATGAGTTATCATATTTGTACAACAGATATTTTGCCCTGCTAGGTACAAATGTTACTACTTTAGTAATACCTTTCTGGATAATACTTTTACAACATTCGTTGCAGGGGAACATAGTAGCGTATAGTGTTGCTCCCTCAACACTGCCCGGGGCATTGTCTAGCGCATTTCGCTCTGCATGACAGACAAAAAGTAGCTTAGTTTCCCGGTCATTGTACCGTTCTTCACTATCATCAACACCACGTGGGAATCCATTATAACCCATACCAATGACTCTACGCTTTGAGTCAACTATAACACTACCTACCTTTGTTGAGGGATCCTTAGACCACTTGGATACAGATTCCGCTAACTCCAGGAATCTATAATCCCATTTTTTAGATGATTCCAATTACTTTTTCTTACCTATATTGTATTTGGCAACAAGTTCCCACTCACCCTTTTCCTTGTGAGTGATGACCTTTACCTGTGAGAATGGAGCCACTGGACTGCTTGATTTCTGAGGATTGACTAACTTAACTAGACCCCACTCTGCAATGAGGTTAATAATTGTGTTACGTCTGGCCTTATCATCATCTGAGAAATTGGAGGGTTTACCATCTAGTGCAAATAGCTCTTTGAAATGCACAATGTAATATCTTCCTTGCTTATGCAGAATATGACAAGACTGAAATAGCTTCTTGTCTTTTCTTGATGCAACACCAATACGTGTCAGGGTTTCTTTAATTTTTAAGAAGTCTTCCTCAGAAGATAACGCAACCTCGACAAGATTGTCAATAATGTTCATAATTGTCCACCTTTTTCTAATTTTTGTTTTATAGTGATCATTTGATCTGAAGAAAGGATGGATAATGCACTTTTGGCTTTTTCAGGACTATAACCATAATATTCCATGACAGCAGTAAGGTCATTATCATTTTGTTTCTTCACCCACTTTGCAAATCGCTTTGCAGGTCTTATACTATTTAGAAAAAAATGAAACTGAAGCTTAGAGTCTATGTGGGAATTACGGTTCATTTCATTGGCATACAACATCGTATCCGGGAAGTATGAAAGAGCCTTATTCACCATGTATGGGGAGTAATGTCTCTCCAAAGCTGGATCGCTTAGAAGGTCTTGCTTGGTGGAATTGATTGCATTTACAAATTCAAAAACATTCATGTTAACATTCTTATAAGACCAATTGTATCAATAGTGACTAAGAGTATGTAGTTAGCCAGCATACCAAAACTCCTGCGAGTCCAAGAAGCCCAAGCATAGATAGTGCAGCCAAGAATCCACACAGGGTAAAGAACCAAGAGGGGAGGAGTTGGTACGGTAAGTGCCATAGTAATGCTACACCCAATACTAATCCCCCAAGCAACAAGCTCGGCAATAAAGCGGAAATGATAAGAAGTATAGTCATTACGTATCCACTGAATAATTCCAACTATAATTTTACTCATTAAGTAGCATTCTGGATTCCGCAAAGTTTGTAGCCTGTTCATAGTTCTTAAAGAATTCGGCTACTTCTTTACCACTTAATGCATTGAACACGAGTACCTGATAGTTACCATCGTTTAATCTGAATACTCTAGAGTTGATTGGACCTTGTTCGTATTCGCTTAGTAATGTCATTTAAATTCTCCCTCTGCCATTAGTTCTGTT